CGGGTTCAAGTCCCGTACTCCCTACTAAGCCGCCTTAACTCAGCTGGCCAGAGTGTCTCACTTGTAATGAGAAAGTCGTGGGTTCGAATCCCACAGGTGGCTCGATAGATACAATGGTATAATTGTATAGAAGGAGGTCATATTATTATGGCAAAAGCACAATACCCGATTGACGGGAAAAAAGGAAAGGCTTGGAAGATTACAAGTCCGTTCGGATGGAGGGTGCATCCCATCGAAAAAATCAAAAAACATCATAACGGCGATGACATTTGGGGACCAAACCCAAAGATCTACATTGAAGCTTGGCACGATGGAACTGTTGTTTATGCAGGACCATCAAAACTAAAGAACGCTGATGGATCACTGGGTGGCATTGGGTTCTACGTAGACATTCGATCTAAGATTAACGGCAAGTGGTACGTAACTCGCTCTGGTCACATGGAAAAGGGTAGCCTAAAAGTTAAGACTGGTCAAAAGGTTGAGGCTGGAACTATCCTAGGAATTATGGGAAACACTGGAGCTTCAGCTGGCCGTCACCTACACTTTGAAATTGTTGAAGGTAAGACTCACCGCTGGGATCTAAACGGTAAAGGCTTTGTTAGTCCTATCGCTTTTGTTGAAGCCATTATGGCTTGGGAAAAGCTTAAGGACTCTGCAAAAGAAATCACCCCAGATGATGGAGTAGTATCTACTGCAGCACCAAGTCTTGACGTAAGTCACTTGGCTGCAAAGAAGAAGCCAGGTAAGGGGACTAAGCTAGTTAACCCAGTTCCAGGTTTTGGCGGTACAGCACCAAAGAAAGCTAAAAAGACTAAGTAACATGCCAATATCTGACCACGAGTGCTCAGGCTGTATGGCTAAAGAAGCATCTTCTGAAAGCATTATATGGACTGGGGAATGGTCAAATAAAGAAATGATTAATCAAACTATAAAATTTGACAATCATTTAAAAGATATAAATAAATATGGACACAACAAATATCCACATAAGATTGGTGTTTTTGTTATAAACCTAAAAAAAAGATCAGATAGATTAAAAAATATTGAAGATCAGCTGAGGGGCATAGGCATTGATGGTTACGAGATAATCGAAGCTATTGATGGCTATGCCCTTTCAGATAATGAGGTCCATTCCGAAGTAAACTTATCAGTAATGGAATCAGTCTTTAAAAAAATCTATATGGAAAAACCAGAAATTGGATGCTCAATGTCTCATAATATAATTTACAAAAAGATCATGGCAGAAAACTATTCTCACGCCATTGTTTTAGAGGATGATGTTGTTTTTCATGAGGGCGCAGGTCAATTTCTTAATCATATAATTAACAATAAAATTGAATTAGTGTTTGATGCCTTGCTGTTTGGATATCAGAGACCAGAAATTATAAAAACAAAAGATGTGCAACAGAGCATAGGCGGCCTTGATCTAAGAGTTTTTGAACACTCAAAAGATAATTACCTAGAAATTTGGGGCACCCACGCATATGTCATATCTAATCGTGGAGCAAGAAAAGCTTTGTCCTTTAATGATAAGGTGCTTATGAGAGCAGATAATATCTGGAACATATTCCTAGATAGCTTTGAGATATTTGCAACTGGTAAGGTCTTGGCTAATGCTTATAGTTTTAATAGTGATATAGATTCCAGGGCTGAGCAGTATTGGGATGTAAGAATATTGGGTAGAGGAGTATAAAAATGCCAACATATGAATATAAGTGTAGCGAATGCGAAGAGCGCATGAGTGAAATAAGAAGTATTCACGCCCCAACTCCTGAACATCTTTGTATAAAGTGTGGACAAAAGATGAATCAGGTGATATCATTAGGTGGTGTTACTTTTAACGGTAGCGGCTTTTATAGTACAGACAAGAAAAAATAGGAGAGACAAGTTGTTAGTAAAAGAAGAAGCAAAAGAGTGGGTTCTATCTGCAATCGATCGTTGTGATTCGGCTGAATGCGGAGCACAGGCATATGTCAAAGTAACTGGGGTAACTGGAGATCTATTCTTCTGTTCACATCACTACAATAGAATTGTGGACAATGCGGTCGGTTATGACAAAATGATGAAGTTTGCATTTAACATTATAGATGAGCGAGAAAAGCTTGTCGAAAATAGGCTAAAGCAAGAAGGTTAATCATGTATGATGATGACGAAAGTTTCATCGACTATTTAATTTTAAATGGTGCCCTAGAGGTTATGGGGGTAGAAGAGGGCACTGGAGAAATTCTTTATGGCTTTACGGACAAGCTTATGGAAGTAGATCCCAAGCTGCATTCAAAATTTGTAAACCATTTTCATCAGGATATAATGCATCTTTGGGAAAACGGTTTTGTATCTATGGATGTTACAGAGCTTAATCCTCTAGTTACCGTGACCGAAAAGGCATTTGATGAGATAGCTGTAGCCACTCTAAGTGACTACCAAAGAGGAACCTTGCTATCAATAATTAAGAAAATGATGGAGTAAATTCGTGGAATACTTCTTTGGGTCATTAGTAACTATCCTAACATTGATTATTGCCTCCAAATTCTTGCACAAGAAAATCGACGACACAAGGCTTAAGACAATTTCGTATAGTCAGAGCTACATCTACGACATGATAAGCCCTCTACTGCCCTCTGAGAGCTTCCTAAGGCCATTTCTGCCGAAGGCTACCCAGTCCAAAAAACACCAAAGCAAGCTAAACGTCCGTGTAATGTTCCTAGAGGGCAAAGCCTATTGGATTAAAGATAATCAGTTCTATGTTGCCAAGGCAGAAAACGGAGTAGTGCTAGACGACACGACGTCACAAGTTGACATAATGGGTATGGATAAGGTAGAATTGGACAAGATGATTTTTATTGTAGACAGACTTACAGAGGGGACTGACAATGATCGTAGGAATTCAGGGGACCAGAAGTTTTGACGACTACAGTATTTTTCTTAGGGGCATGGGCACAGCTCTAGCCTTTATGGATGAACAGGATAAAGAGTTTTTTATCTATTCTGCTGGTCCGTCTAATGTTAATTCTATGGGTATGGAGTTTTCAAATATTTCAGAGAGAAGTTTGAAAGCTCGTGGTATTAAGATTAAATTTATAAAAGTTCCACCAAGCTGGATAAAAGATAATATCCACTCGATAAACTATTTCGCATTTTTTAGCAAGCCGAAAGAGCCAGTATCGTCACTTGTTGACCTTGCAGACGCTAAAGATGTTGAGGTAGCCATTTATAGATACTAGAAGGTATAAAAATGCTAATCAAATCTCTAGAAACCATGGAAGAAATTGTTAAGGCTAATAAGAGTTTAACTTGGGATGGCTGGACAGTGGTTGCCCTAAAGCCATCGGCAGGCAAGACCAACGACAAGAATGTTGTAAAGATCAAAAACAAGTGGTTCGTTCAAGAAAGATTTGAGGTCTCTGAAAACGGTTGGGATATACCGAAAAAGTTTTTGGAGAATAATGGATAAGCATGCATGGAAAAATGATGCAGCTTGTAATGGATTAGAGCTGGAATTATTTTTTGATAGATACGAAGAAGACGAAGCAATAAGACCAAAGGTTGAGGCGCTTTGTGCTGGTTGTCCAGTAGCCAGGCAGTGCTTTGCAGTTGGTGTTTCACAAAAAGAGTGGGGCGTTTGGGGAGGAATCTATCTAGAAAATGGTAGCATCTCAAGAGAATTTGCAAGACATAAAACAAAAGATCAATGGGCTGACACCTGGAAGTATTTAACAAATGACAATTAGGACTATTTAAATGTATACAGATGCAATGAGAAGAGCTTTTCATTCTATCACTCCTCCGTCAAATTTTGGGGTGCAACTAATAGACAACGAACATTTTATTACAGTCAAGGCTAGCGAGAGGCAGTTTATGTCCCTACTTGACGAGGACAAGCGTTATGCTGTAGAATATATGGTAAGGGTTAAAAAGGCCCTAGAAGACAATGGAGCGATCGTACTTCTTGTACGAGAGGGTGGGAAAGAAGAATGATGATACTTGAGCTAGTAGCCTTTTCTATATTTATTGTAGTATTCTTTGCCATCATGGCTCACAATCTATTTCTGATAAGAAAAAAGAGAAAACTTATTTCGGTAATTATTCAACTAGAGACTGACAAAGATATCCTTATGAAAAAACTGGCAGAAGCTTTGGCAGCCAAGGAATCCGCCACAAATGTAGAACAAACAGAAGGCTTCTTAAAGTTTATATCTGAGTCACGAGACTGGGCCTTTAAATATATTGAAGATGTCCAGGCAGCAATTTCTAAATTTGGTGCTAAGGCTCAGCCAGAGCTAATATATCTAGACAGATATGGTACTACGATAGGTTTATCAATGGTAAAAAGTGTTGAAACAATTTCTGAGGCATACAGGGAATTACTAAAGGTAATGCCAGAAGCCTCAGATGACAAAGATCAGCAACAAGGCTGATTTAATATATAGGAGAATAAATGAATGCATCACATCTAAAGGCTATGCTAGCTTCTTATGCAAGAAGCGTAATTGGAGCTGCTTCAGCACTTTACTTGGCTGGAGTCACAGATCCAGCAGACCTAGCATATTCATTGCTAGCGGCTTTCATTCCAGTTGCTCTTAGGGCTGTTAACCCTAACGACGCAGCTTTTGGAATCTTGCCAAGTGCTAAAGAGGTAGCTAAGGCTGCAAAGTCTGCCACTCCAAAGAAGGCACCAGCTAAGAAGCCAGCAGCTAAGAAGAAGGCTGTAAAGAAGTAGGCTTAACTAAGATTTGGGCAGGCTGCTATTGTGGCCTGCCCTTTCTTATGCTATAATATTATTAGCACTCGTCTAATGAGAGTGCTAACTTACTCGCTTAATACAAGGAGATGATATACATGGTTATTACAACACCATTTGGAGGACTTGGTCTAGATATTGACAAGTTCTTTTCTGCTACTAGCACTGCCCCAGCATACCCGCCATACAACGTTATCAAGTTTTCTGATGACGACTATGTTATGGAATTTGCGGTAGCTGGATTTAAAAGAGATGACATCGCCATTACAACTGAAAAGGGTGTCCTAACAG